CGAAGTTGAAATGGAAAAAAACATTACATCTCGTTGGGAAGCAGATTTAAAATCAGATTCATGGCTTAGTAAAAATGTTAGGCCATTGGTATTGATATTTTTAATAGTATGCACCATGCTATTAATATTTATAGATGCTGGTGCATTAAATTTTGAAGTAAAATCAACTTGGGTTGATTTATTACAATTAGTATTAATAACCGTGATCGGTGCTTATTTTGGCGGTAGATCACTAGAAAAAGTAAAAAAATAATTATGGGAATAAATTCAACAGAAGTCTCTTATGGCTTCGGACAATTAGGATCTGCTTATACAACCGCTAGTAGTGATGCTATAAAACCCCCGACAAATAAAGTATTTGTTGCTATAACAATGCTAGCTGACACTGTATTTGATTCAAGTGGTGGTTTAATCGCTCAAATACCAGGTTCTAATGCTAGCGATATATATATTGGAACAGAGCAACCAGCTCATGATTTAGCTGATGGTAGTGAAACTACAGACGAAGGATCTGGTGGTATAGTTGTAGATTCTGTTACATTTCCAAAGGGTGTAACAATATATGGCAGATGGACTGAAATCGATGTAAATTCTGGAGGTATAGTAGCTTATATAGGAGACTAATGCTAGGATTAGGAAATAGCATATCTAGTAATAGTTATCCAGGTGGTTGGTTACCCAGCGAAATAACTAATATGTCTTTATGGTTACAATTTAATACTGATATAAGAGCCGATCAAGATAACGGAGGGGAAGAAGCAGAAACTTACGATCCAGTCCATAGTACTCAAGCTGGCACAATGGTTGATGAAGATAGAATTAACTACTGGGGTGATCAAGCGGGCGCTTCACATGCCCAGCAATCAACTTACGAAGATAAACCATTATGGGAAACAGATGCCGCTGATATTGGTGGTGTAAATTTTCCAAATGGCGCTAAGTTTATGGATCTTGCTAGAACTATTACAATATCTGCAAACACTGATTTTACAATAGTAATAAGATTTAAAGCCACAGATACTAGTGTAAACGCTTTTCTTGGTTCGTCTGATCAAGAGTTTCTTAGATTACAAACTAACGCAAAAATAAGATTAAAAGTTAATAATTTAACAAATAATAATTTTACACCAGCGTCTGGTACATTAGCTACTGACACTTACTACACATTAATATTAACAAGATCTAATGGTAGTACTGGAACTTTAAATCTTTATATTAAAGGTGGTAGTTTTACTACAGCAACTGGTGTAGAGTGGACCCCATTAAGTGGCGAGGGAACAAGACCAGAGGGAGATATAACTATAGAAAACTTAGGTTGCCAAGCAGACGATAGTAATGGCTGGCGTGGGTTTTTTAAAGACGTATTAATATATGATGGAACAGCGGTAACATCTGCTGAGAGAAAACTACTGTTTGATTATATAGAAGGACAATAAAACAATAACAATTAAATTAAATAAAATGGCAAAAAACACAAGTAAAAAAATTAAAGAATTAAAAGGTATTAAACCTGAAACCATAAACGAACAAGAGCTAGCTACAATGCAGGCTTCTGTAAGAACAATAGATCAATTAACTTCTGAAGTAGGTAGTATAGAAGTTAGAAAACATGCTCTAATGAAAGCTATGGAACAAGTTCAACAGAGAATAGAGCAATTAAGAGTTAACTTAAAAAAAGAATATGGTACTGACAATATCAATATAGTTGACGGTAAAATAAATTATCCTGAAAATACAGAAGAAAATGGCGAAGTTAATAAGAAAGATTAGTGTAGGTAAAGACTACAAAAACGACGCTATGCATTACGCTGTTGGTCAAGAAGTATACGGGGGTCATACTATTTGTGATATTATAGAGGAAGACGATAAATACTCTGTTTATATTAAAAAGAAAAAAGACGTATTACCTTGGAAAGACTTTAATAAAAACATGGCAGTATCTGTAGAATATAATCTCGAGTACTAATGAAAAGCGTTCACAACTTTGTTGTAACGCCAAAAGGAGAAAGGTATAATAATAAAAAGAAAGTTGACGGTGGAGAGTTAATATTAAACACAGAGATTTTTAACCATCAATATGTTAATAGAGAAGCTAAAGTTATATCAACCCCTATAATTGGTAATACAGATATAAAACCTGGAGATATAGTAATAACACATTTTAATGTGTTTCGTAGATGGCACGATATTAAAGGGATAGAACGTAACAGTAGAAGTTATTTTAATGAAGACACATATTTAATAACTAAAGATCAAATCTTTTTATATAAAAGAAATAACAAGTGGATAGCTCCAAAAGATTATTGCTTTATAAAACCACTAAAAGAAAAAGATCAATTTAACACTAATATAGAAAAATCTTCAATAGGAATAGTTAAGTATTCTGATGGAACTGTTAACGTGGGGGATGTTGTAGGATATAAGCCTAAAACACAATGTGAATTCATTGTAGATGGTGAGAAATTATATCGAATTTTATCAAATTTTATTACAATTAAATATGAATATCAAGGAGACGAAGAAGAATATAATCCAAGCTGGGCAGAGAGCAGTTGAAGAGTTGATTAAAGTTGCTAAAGAACCTATTGTAGATTCTGATGATGATATATCAGCTGATAGATTAAAGAACGCCGCGGCTACTAAAAAACTAGCTATATTTGACGCATTCGAAATACTTAACAGAATTCAAGAAGAAGAGAACTTGCTTGAGGGAAAAGCACCTGAAGAGAGAAAGGAAAAAGTCTTTAAAGGATTCGCAGAAGGTAGATCTAAGTAATGTACGAGCAAAGTTTAGTTAAAATAATAGAACCTATAAAAAAGACTACTATAAGTCGTCTTAATAAAGGTAAAAAATGGAAATATGGATACAATAAAGAACATGATATTATCGTTATATCAAAAACTGGGCAAATTGGGGAAATCTATGAAATCCAAAATCTTAGAATTGCTTTACCACGCGTGCCCGTGCAAGTACATAAACTGCCAAAGAACAAGTGGGGAAAATTAGAAGTACCAAAAGAATTATCACGTCTTAAAAATATATTTGATTGGAGAAATTATCCAGAAGAATCAAAAGAACAATGGTTTGATTATATAGACGAAGAGTTTAAACGTAGAGATGAGGGTTTTTGGTTTATGAATAACAGTAAGCCAACCTATTTAGTAGGAACTCACTACATGTATCTTCAGTGGAGTAAGATTGACGTGGGTGCTCCAGATTTTAGAGAAGCTAATAGATTATTCTATATATTCTGGGAAGCTTGTAAAGCAGACAAAAGATGTTACGGTATGTGCTATCTAAAGAATAGACGTTCTGGATTTTCTTTTATGTCATCAGCAGAAACGGTTAATTTAGCCACTCTTGCAAGTGATAGTAGATATGGGATCTTATCTAAAACAGGTGCGGATGCTAAGAAGATGTTTACTGATAAAGTTGTACCAATTAGCATAAATTATCCTTTCTTTTTTAAACCGATCCAAGATGGTATGGATCGACCTAAAACAGAATTAGCATATAGAGTGCCTGCTAGTAAGTTTACAAGAAAGAAAATAACTTCTAATGAAAAACTAGAGGAGTTAGAAGGATTAGATACAACTATTGATTGGAAGAATACTGGTGATAATAGTTATGATGGTGAAAAACTAGCGTTACTAGTACATGATGAAAGTGGTAAATGGGAAAGACCTGATAATATATTAAATAACTGGCGAGTAACTAAAACATGTTTACGATTAGGTAGTAGAATAGTTGGTAAATGTATGATGGGCTCGACTTCAAACGCATTAGATAAAGGTGGAGACAATTTTAAAAAACTATACAACGCATCAGATGTCACTAAAAGAAATAGAAATGGTCAGACGAAGTCTGGTCTCTATTCTTTGTTTATCCCAATGGAATGGAACTATGAAGGATTTATTGACGAGCACGGAGTTCCAGTATTTAATACACCTGACGGCGATGTGCTCGCCCCAGACGGTGAATTAATAGATGTAGGTGTAATAGATAATTGGCAAAATGAAGCTGATGGTTTAAAGGATGATCAAGATGCTTTAAATGAATTTTATCGCCAATTTCCAAGAACTGAAGAACACGCATTTAGAGATGAGACTAAAAATTCTATTTTTAATCTTGTTAAAATATACGAACAAATAGATTATAATGAAGAAATGTCTAGTTCTCTAGGAATTACAACTGGTAATTTTCAATGGGTTAACGGAGTAAAAGATACACAGGTTATATTTTATCCAGATCCAAAAGGTAGGTTTAAAGTTAGTTGGGTTCCACCTCAACATATGCAAAATAGAGTGGTTCTTAAAAATGGTATAAAATATCCTGGTAATGAACATATGGGTGCTTTTGGATGTGACTCATATGATATATCCGGGACCGTAGATGGTGAAGGTTCTAAAGGAGCACTTCACGGACTCACTAAGTTCAGCATGGAGGACGCTCCAGCTAATAGTTTCTTTTTAGAATACTTATCAAGACCACCTACGGCAGAGATATTTTTTGAAGACGTGTTAATGGCATTAGTGTTTTATAGTATGCCTATACTTGCTGAGAATAATAAACCTAGATTATTGTACTATTTAAGACGTAGAGGTTATAGAGGATTTAGTATGAATAGACCAGATAAAATATGGAATAAATTATCTGTAGCTGAAAAAGAAGTAGGTGGTATACCAAATTCAAGTGAAGATATAAAACAAGCTCACGCGGCGGCAATTGAAATGTATATACAAGACCATGTGGGAATGAAACAAGATGGTACTTTTGGTGATTTATATTTTAATAGATTATTGAATGATTGGAGTAGGTTTGATATAACCAAAAGAACAAAGTTTGACGCAACAATAAGTAGTGGTTTAGCAATAATGGCAAATAATAGACATTTATATGCTCCAAATGCAAAAATTGAAAAACCAAAATTAAATATACATATCTCTAAATATGAAAATAAGGGAGGTATGTCTCAAATAATTAAAAAATAAATATGGCAGAGTCTGTTATAAATAAATATTTTCCAAGTCAAGTTGTTAGTGACGCTGAAAAGCTAAGCCATGATTATGGTTTAAAAGTAGCGTTAGCTATAGAGCAAGAGTGGTTCCATCAGGATAGAAGTTCTCATGGAAATAGATATAGAACTAATTTTAGTAATTTTCATAATTTAAGATTATACGCTAGAGGCGAGCAATCAATACAAAAATATAAGGATGAGTTATCTATAAATGGTGATTTGTCCTATTTAAATTTAGACTGGAAGCCAGTTCCAATTATACCTAAATTTGTAGATATAGTAGTTAATGGTATTGCTGAAAGAACTTACGATATAAAAGCTTACTCTCAAGATCCATTTGGAGTAGAAAAAAGAACAAAGTACATGGAAGATATTATGTCTGACATGCAATCTCAAGCATTTAATAACTTTGCTCTTCAAAACTTAGGAATGGATCTTAGAAAAAGTGATCCTGCAAAACTTCCAGAAACTAGTGAGGAGTTACAACTCCACATGCAGCTTAGTTATAAACAAGCTACTGAATTAGCAGAAGAGCAAGCTTTAAAAGTTCTTTTTGAAGGTAATAATTATGAATTAATTAAAAAACGTTTTTACTACGATTTAACGGTTCTTGGTATTGGTGCTGTAAAAACCTGTTTTAATACGTCTGAAGGTGTAACTGTTGACTACGTTGATCCGGCTAGTTTAGTTTATTCGCATTCAGATTCCCCTTATTTTGATGATATATATTATGTTGGAGAGGTTAAAAATATACCTATAAATGAATTAGTAAAAGAATTTCCACATTTAGACCATGATAGTTTAGAAGATATTATAGCTACAAATGGTTTTTATAGAAACAACGAAAACACAAGAGAAAAACATAAAGATAATAATACTGTTCAAGTTTTGTATTTCAATTACAAAACCTATATGAACGAAGTTTATAAAATGAAAGAAACTGGTAGCGGTGCAGATAAAATTATACCTAAAGATGACCAGTTTAATCCACCTAAAAATAAAGAAGGTGATTATGCTAAATTACAAAGAAATATAGAAGTTCTTTATGAAGGCGCTTTAATTCTAGGGACAGATAAATTATTAAAATGGGAAATGGCTCACAATATGATACGTCCTAAAAGTAATTTTACAAAAGTTAAAATGAATTATTCTATTGTAGCTCCTAGAATGTATGAAGGTAGAATAGAATCTTTAGTAAAACGTATAACAGGTTTTGCCGACATGATTCAATTAACACATCTTAAATTACAACAAGTGTTATCAAGAATGGTTCCAGATGGTGTTTATTTAGATGCTGACGGTTTGGCTGAAATAGATTTAGGTAATGGAACTAATTACAATCCACAAGAAGCTTTAAACATGTTCTTCCAAACGGGTTCTGTTATTGGTAGATCATTTACTCAAGATGGTGATATGAATCCTGGTAAAGTACCGATTCAAGAAATACAATCTGGTAATGGTGGGGCTAAAATGCAGAGTTTAATTGGTACGTATAATTATTATTTACAAATGATAAGAGATACAACTGGATTGAACGAAGCGAGAGATGCTGCAACACCAGACAAAAATGCTTTAGTTGGTGTTCAAAAACTAGCAGCGGCAAATAGTAACACCGCAACTAGACATATATTACAAGCAGGATTATTTTTAACAGCAGACGTAGCGGAACAATTATCTCTTAGAATATCTGATATTATAGAATACTCTCCTACAAAAGATGCTTTCATACAATCTATTGGAGCGCATAATGTTGCTACTTTAGAAGAGATGTCTAGTTTGCATCTTTATGATTTTGGTATATTCATAGAATTATTGCCAGATGAAGAAGAAAAAGCAATGCTTGAGAACAATATTCAAATGGCATTACAACAGCAGAATATAGAATTAGAAGATGCTATAGATCTTAGAGAGATAAAAAGTATTAAATTAGCAAACCAATTGTTAAAAATACGAAGAAAGAAGAAGATGGATAAAGATCAACAGATGCAGCAAGAAAATATGGCTATGCAGTCTCAAGCAAATCAAGCAGCAACAGCTGCCGCTGCTCAAGCTGAGATACAAAAGAATCAAGCAATTAACGATGGTAAGGCTCAATTAGAGCAAGTAAAAGCTCAACTTGATTCTCAAAAAATGATGCAAGAAGTAGAGCATAAAAAAGAACTTATGGCTTTAGAATTCCAATACAACATGCAATTGAAGAGTATGGAAACTGAAAATAAGAAAAGTACAGAGCAAGAAAAAGAAGATCGTAAAGATCAAAGAACAAAAATTCAAGCGACTCAACAAAGTGAGATGATTGACCAAAGAAACAATGGTAAACCACCTAAAAACTTTGAATCTTCAGGTAATGATATTATGGGAGGAGGATTTGATTTAGGTGCGTTTGAACCTAGGTAAAAATTATTAATTATTATTATATTATATTATGGAAGAAAAAAATGAAAACGTAGTTGAAGAGACTACAACCCAAAACCAACAAGATCCAGGTGATGAAAACGTGGTGAAAGTTGATGCAAGTAAATTTAATAGCGCAGAAGATGATAGTGTTATTAAAGTAGATTTAAATAAACCGCCAACACCAAAAGAAGAAAAAAATGAAACTAAAGAAGACAACGCTGACGACAGCGGAGTGGTTGCAGAGTCTAAAGATGCCGAGCCCACACAAGAACAAGAAGAAGTACAACCGGAAGCAGAAGCACAAGAAACTCCAGTATTAGAAGAAATTACTGAAGAAGAAATCGCAGAAGTAGAGGAAAAAGTTGAAGAAGCTGTTGCTGAGGCTGAAGCTACTGGGAAACCACTACCAGAAAATGTTCAAAAGTTAGTTGATTTTATGGAGGAAACTGGTGGGGATTTAAATGACTACGTTAAGCTTAATCAAGATTATAGTAAATTAGATGATCAAAACTTATTACATGAGTATTATAAGCAAACAAAACCTCATTTAAATAATGAAGAAATAAACTTCCTTATGGAAGATCAATTCTCTTACGATGAAGAAGTTGATGAGGAAAGAGATATACGAAGAAAAAAATTAGCGTTAAAAGAGCAAGTTGCCAGCGCTAAAAGCCATCTGGACGGGCAAAAGTCCAAATACTATGAAGAGATTAAGGCTGGGTCAAAGTTGACTCAAGAACAACAAAAAGCAATGGATTTCTTTAATAGATACAACAAGGAAACAGAAGAAAGCAAAAAAATAGCAACAAAGCAGCATGAAACTTTTGTAAACAAAACAAATTCGGTTTTTAATGATAAATTTAAAGGTTTTGAATATAATATCGGAGATAAAAAGTTTAGGTTTAATGTTAAAAATGCCAATGAGATTAAGACTGCTCAAAGTGATATCAATAATTTTATCGGAAAGTTTCTTGATAAAAATAATATGATAAATGACGCTAAGAGCTATCATAAATCTTTATACACAGCAATGAATGCAGATGCTATTGCAAATCACTTTTATGAACAAGGTAAAGCTGATGCTATGAAAGATAGTATGGCTAAATCTAAAAATATAAAAATGGATCCTAGGCAACAACATGGAACTGTTGAAGCTGGTGGCATGAAGTTTAAAGTATTAGGTGATAATTCTTCTAGTTTTAAGTTTAAAATAAACAAAAATAAATAACAATTTAAAATTACAAAATTATGGCAATTACTGCAGGAAGTAGTTTGAATAGTGTTTTAGCTCCACAGCAACAAACGCTAGCATCAAATTACATCGATTTTACAAGTTCAACCACTGCTGGTTGGGCACAACAATATTTACCAGATCTTATGGAGAAAGAAGCTGAGGTTTTTGGAAACAGAACAATCTCAGGATTTCTTGCTCAAGTAGGAGCTGAAGAGTCTATGACAGCTGATCAAGTTGTATGGTCTGAACAATCAAGATTACATTTATCTTATAAAGGTACAGTAGCTGTAGCTGGTGATACTAATGGTACGTTTACAGTTACCACTGATATAGATGGTAACGCTTTAACTACTACTCACGGTGTTAGAGTAAATGATATTGTACTTATTGCAAGTGCTGGTATCGTTACAAAAGCTTTAGTAGTAGAAACTCCAGATTCAGCTGTTATATCAGTTGAGCCTTATGACAAAGCTACTTTAGCTGGTCACGCTACAACGGCTAGTGGATCAACTTTATTAGTTATAGGTTCTGAGTTTGGTAAAGGACAATCTTACACGGATCACACTGGTACGTGGAAAACTGAAACAAGAGGTGCTAACGAACCTACTTTTAAATCTTTCAGTAACAAACCAATTATAATGAAAGATTACTATGAGATCTCTGGATCTGATGCTTCTCAAATTGGTTGGGTTGAAGTTTCTGGTGAAGAAGGTCAATCTGGTTACTTATGGTATTTAAAAGCTGAAGGTGATACTAGAGCTCGTTTCTCTGATTATTTAGAAATGACAATGTTAGAAGCTGAGAAAACGGCTGCTGCATCTGTTATTGGTTTCGGTGAAGATGGTCAAGTTAGAGGTACTGCTGATGCTGGTTTAAATGGTGCTGGTACTGAAGGTTTATTCGCTGCTATCGAAGCAAGAGGTAATTTAACTTCTGGTGTTACTGGTACTAACGCGGCTACTGATTTAGCTGAATTCGATGCTATCTTAGCTGAGTTTGATAATCAAGGTGCTATTGAAGAAAACATGATGTTTGTTAATAGAGCTACGTCTCTAGCGATGGATGATATGTTAGCTTCAATGAATTCTTACGGAGCTGGTGGTACTTCTTATGGAGTATTTGATAACTCTGAAGATATGGCTCTTAACTTAGGTTTCTCTGGATTCCGTAGAGGTTCTTATGATTTCTATAAATCAGACATGAGATACTTAAATGATAAAGCTACAAGAGGTGGTATTAATAGTGCTGCTACTACAGCTGCTATCAGAGGGGTTATTATACCTGCTGGTGTATCTTCAGTTTATGATCAAGCTTTAGGAAAGAACATGAAACGTCCTTTCTTACATGTTAGATATAGAGCTTCACAAACTGACAATAGAAAAATGAAAACATGGGTGACTGGTTCGGTTGGTGCGACTACGTCTGCATTAGATGCAATGCAAATCCACATGCTTTCTGAGAGATGTTTAGTTACACAAGGCGCAAACAACTTTATGTTGATGAACTAAGACAATTTTTAAAAGACCGGGGCTTCGGCCTCGGCCTTTTATTTTTATTAATTTTATTATA